TTAGCCCATAACGCGCGGTTGAAAGTGTCCCCGCGCCATTGCTGACCAACGCCACATTGTCGGCGCTGGTGCCGGTCAAGTCGTCTATCAGGTCCGCGCTCTCGGCTTTTAGCTCCTGAGCGCGTTCCCAGTAGGCGGTGTTGAGGTAGCCCGCCGTGCCGTATAGCGACGCCAGCACGCGCAGCATCAAAGCTTCCGTCGCTATGGTTTGGTTATCGGCGCTTGTAACGACAGCGGCGAGTTTCTTCCCCACGACGGCGTTGTATTTGGTGATGCGCGCCGATATGTCCGCTTCGAGCGCCGCTTCGCCGGCATAGGTCAAATTGACCTCCTCCGGCTGCAAACGGCTCTCGATGCGAACGGCGGCGGCTGTTGGCAGAGTACCAATAATCATTAGCGTTTGGATGCGCGCGGCGCGGCGTAATCACTGTTTGGCTTGTCGTCAACTTTCACGCCGACGTAGCCCTGGTTTTCCGGCTCCGGCTCCGGTTTCGGCTCGGGTTTCGGCGCTTCAACTTCTTTTGGTTTAGCCATGATGTTCTCCAAATAAATGAAATGGCGGCGGCCTATGCGAGCGCCGCCGCGTTACTCATTAAACCGGCGCGGTGCGGAGTACTCCGAACGGTGCGCGGCTCGTTTCGGTATTGTTTGAGTAGTTGATCGGGTTGGCTACCTGGTAAGCGTAGCGTGCCACGACGCGCATTGCGCTCATGTCCTGCTGCAAAAGGTTGTAGATAATCGCGCCCGTGCCATTCTGGATAACGCCCTCAGTGAACAGCTTATAAGTGATGTCCTGGCGCACACCGATGATGCCTTTGGTAAAGTCGCCCGCGATCAACTGGGCGCTGCCGAGCGCCGCCGGATTGGGCCACAAGCCGCGCATCGCATAAGCGACCGGCTGGCCTTCGACGCGGTCGCCGTTGGCGTCAATGTCCAAATAGCGTTGGCCGTTTACATCGCGTGCGCCGCGCAATTTGGAGCGAAACGCGCGGCTTGTCACGAAACCGTTCACGTCGTAGCCGTCCGCTTCGACGGTCGCCATCGTGGCGTTAATGTCCTCGGCAGTTCCGCCCTTGGCAGTCGTGTTAGCGCCGACACTCACCACGTTACCGGCTGCGACGGCCATAGCCACCACGTCAGCAGGCCATGAGGGGGGCTTATTGGTGCCGAAAAACACGGCGCTATCGAGCGCACGCGCCATCGCTTCGGCAATCAAAGGCCGGATTTCGCCCCAAATGTCAAACGCGGCGTCGGCAATCACGGCGTCGGGGATTGGCACGATGCAAGCGAGTTCTTCCACGACCAGCGTTTTATCCGCCCAGTTCGCCTCAGTCGTCTCCTTAAGGCCGGTGTCGCCCGTTACCCACGCCGCGACCGGCAAGGCGGAGATAACCGGCATCCGCTCGGTCTTGCTCGACATCGGCACAGTCTTAAAAAGGCGCAATGCGGCGCTCTCTTCGATTACTGCCTTTTGGATTTCCTGCGCGACCGGCAACGGAATAAGCGACTGAGCGTCGGCGCGCGATACAATGTTGTCAAAAGCCATGATGTTGTGTCCTTAAATGAAAATTATCCGCGTCCGACTTTGCGGCGTATCTCGGCATTAAAGTCAAGTTCGCCACTGCTGCCCTGCGCGGCTCCGTCTGCCTGCGTGCTGTAAAACAACGCCGGATGCGCGGTTTTAATGCGCTTGAGTTCGGCTTCAATGCCGCTCACTTCCTCGCCTTCGACACTTAGCGCTTCGGAGCGAACCAGTAAGGCAATCGCCCCGGCGTCGCGCGCGTTTAGCTTCGGATCGGCGGCGGCGCTTTGGACGGCGTTGCGAACCACGAAGCCACGAATACGATCCTCGGCTTGCTGCGCTTTGGCCTCGGCTTCGTCGGCGCGCTCCTGTTGCTTTTGCGCTTCGCCCTTTTCGGCGTCGGCCTTTTTGTCGGCTTCGGCTTTGAGCGCGGCGGCAACGGCACTTTTTTTCTCGCGGACGATGATGCGGTCAATATCGGCCTGCGTGAAAGTCTTTTCTACACCCTCGTTTGTTGCGGTTGAGGTTTCCGCGCCCGTCGCGTCGGCGTTAGTTTTTTCCGTCGTTTCAGACGTGATCGCCGCGCTCTCGGTGGTTACTTCTGCCATGAGAGGCTCCTAAAAAATGAGATATATAAACAAAAAAGCGCCGCGCAATCTCGATTAAAGATTGACGCGGCGCTCCAAAACGTCGGGCTGCCAAACTGCTTATTTAATTATCTCGGCTACGCTTAACCGCACCGCATCCCAACTCAAGCTCCATCTGTTTTTTCACAAAGCAAACGGCCTGATAGAGGATGCGGATAATTCTTTCGGCGCGGTCGTTTCCCATTATAACAGATTTCAAACTTTGTCAACAAGTTTCTTGCGATTGTGTTAAACTAAAGGGAGTGTTTGCCCCCGCGATGCTTGCAACATCCGAGGGCGCGGCCAACATCTTAAAGGAGATGATGACGATGATTATTATACCCGAACCGTGCCTCTTTGACGGCACCAGCACCCCCGCCATTTACGCCATTTACCACAAGCCTACCGGACGCATCTATATCGGCAGCGCCATTGACATAAGCAAAAGATGGGCATGCCACAGGAGCCACCTTAAAAAGGGTATCCACAACAACGGCTATCTGCAACGAACTCACGACAAATACGGCATAGAATCCTTTGAGTTTCGAGTGATTGAACCCGTCCCCGACCCGTTGAATCTGATAACACGCGAACAATACTGGATAGACAAAGCGGACGCCTGCAATCGCGCCAAAGGTTTTAATATCAATCCTGCTGCCGGCAGTCCTCTCGGAAGGAAGTCGTCCGACGAAACAAAGCGCAAAATAAGCATCGCGGGCAAAGGGCGAATCCATAGCGAAGAAACGAAGCGCAAGATAGCGCAAAAGGCTATGGGCAACCGTCGAGGCATTACGAACCTGCGCGGCCACTACGCTCTGAATGCCGAAAGGGTTTTGATTGTTTTTCAAGAGGCTGCAAACGGCAAGGTTTCCAAATGTATCGGAGAACAAATCGGAGTTACGACCGCAACGGTTAATCGCGTTTTGCAGCGCGTTATATGGGCGGATGTTGCAATCCCCCAGGAATTGATAGATGCGCTTGCAGCGCGCGGCAGCCGTCGGGCAAAAGGCGACGCGCACTTTCGCACTAAGTTTACAACCGCGCAAGTAGTCGAGATTAAGCGACGTCTTGCGCTTGGCCATGTCGGGGCGCAAATCGCCCGCGATGTTGGATGCAGTCATGTAAACGTTTCCCAGATTAAGCGTGGTATTGTTTATAAACACGTTGGGTTACCTGTAGAGTAGGATGCAGTTGCAATTGCTGCGACAGGTCTGATCCCCCACAGGTAGCACGTCGTCTATTGAAACCCATCCATCCGCATCTGCCGCAATGCACTCATCGCAATGATGCGCCGCCGCGAGTACTCTGCGCGCTTCTGTCAAGCCCGCTTCTTTATGCACGTCCAGCCGCGTGTTTTCGTAGCTTGCCCGCGACGCTGAAACATATTGTTGCGAGTGAGCGTTGAAGGCCGGCGATTGTGCATCCGGCCCGTACTTGCCCTGCTGAACGCGCTCAGCAAAGCCGCGCAGATATTCGAGATGAAACTCGGCACTCTTGGACGCCTTGCCCCATGCCGCGCCGTCCATCTGTCCCCAACCGCCGCGCGCAATGGCACTCTGCGCGCCGTGCATCCGTTTGACCGCTTGCGCCATGCCGCTCTCCCATTGCGCCAATGTCAGTTCGCCGTTTTGCAACGCCTCAGCAAGCCGCGCCACGTCCGCACCGGCGTTTTGCACCACCAGTTCGGCGGCGGCCTTTGGCACTTGCGGCGGCGCGGCGCGGCCATTGACGATGAAGGCGAGCTTACCGCGCGCCCAACCGATAGCGGCTCTAAGCATTTGAAGCGCCCCACAGCGCGCGCAAAAACTTCGCGCCCAGTGTTACCGGCTGCCCGTCTATTTTCGTCTTGATGCTGCCGTCCATCGATTCTACCCATCGCGCCAAGTCGATTTTGTCAGCGTCGGAGTACTGCGCGAGCGCCTTTGTGTCGGCTTTGGATTGCGTCGGGAGTTTGGTGTTAAGAGGCATTGTTCGCCTCATTATTTGCCGCCATCATCGCCGGTAAATCGCCGCCCTCAAACTGCTTCGCAGCGTCCTCTAAATCCTGCTCGCTATAATCACGGTCGCGCAAGGTTTTCTCTCGACTGCCGCCCGCCGATTGCTCGGCCATCGCCGCCTGCCAACTTTCGAGCTCGCCCAGTCGCGGCGTTGGGTCTTGCCATAGCGTCTCGACTTCGACATCGCCCATGCCCTTTAGCTCTAAGCAAAACCGCATCACATCCGCCCAAGAGTTGCCGTAGCTGCCTTGCCGGTCTAACACTTTGCGCGTCAATCGCTCGCTTGCTGTCTTGAGGCTCTCGCCGGACGGCCATCCGCCGCTATCCATGCCGAAATAATGAGTTGGTATGCCGCTGATGCGCGCGATGCTCATCCGCGCGTCGTTTATCTGTTCGATATATTGCGACAGATCGCCCGGCGATAACTGCCCGAACGTGCCGTCGGCGCGCTCATTGACCCACATCCGATCCGGGCCGCTGCGAAACGGGTTAATCGGCGCGCCGTCATCGCCCAGCTTGATGTCGTAGCCCATCGCGTAGCGTTGAGGGTAGGCGTGGTATTCAGAGGCCAGCAGCAGATCGCACAAGCCTTTGTTGAGCCTGTCCTGCGGCGGTATCACGTCGCGTATCTCGCTTTCGCCATTGCTGCCGATGCCCGCGTTATTGACGAAGCGAAATACCGGCACTTTGCCCCATTCGTTGGTTTGCTCTGCGCGCGTGTTGTCGGTTTCGTAAAGTTCAAACATCGTCGGCGTTGGCGCGGTGCTGACTTTGGTTTTTGTGCGATAGCGCGTGATGAGTTCCGGCGTGTAGATCGTCAGTCGGACATAGCCACCCGTCGCCCAGTATTTCGCGGCCTTGATGATATAGCCGAGTTGCTCCTCGTGATACTGAACCGCAATATTGCCCGGCAAGTTCGGATAGATAACCGGCTCGCCTTCATCGTCCGGCCAAACGATGACGAAACTCTCCGAGAACAGCGCCGTGTTTTTATGGATATGCCCGGCGCGCTCGTCCATGCGGTTTCGTCGCCAAATCTCCTGTGTCGCCGTCGTGATCGCATCCGCGCTTTCGTTGGCGCTATCGAAGCCAATCACCTGCAAGAGGTCAGTGAGAATATCGACCGGCAAGCGACAAAGGTTTTCAGTGTTCGCTTTGAATGACGTGCCAAAGGTTTCTAAAAACTTATTGGTCGCAAATAATAGCGGATGGTCGCCGTTGTAGTAATCGGCATAGGTCTGATACAACGCGAGGCGCGAAGTCGTGCCGCCGTTATTGCCGATGAAAACATTCGCGTTCAGTTGAGCCAACGCCCATTGGATGTCCTGCTGCTGCTCGTCAGTTAATGCCATAAGAGTACTCTCAGAATGAATAGGCGCGCTGCTGTTTGTTTGCGCCGTGCCACGCCAGCGCCAGGCTCATTACACAATCGTCGTGCATCCCTTCGGGCGCGCCATAGCGTATCAAGCCAGACGGCAACCGTTCCATTTCATACGCTTGCAGTTCGCCTATCAAAACCGGCTCGTTAAGTATCTTTAGCGCGCCGCGCTCGAATGCCAGCCCAAGCGCGTCTATCGCCGCCGCCTTCGTCGCGTTGGTCGTTTGAAAGCCACGCACCGGCATATTAAAGTCTTTGCGCAAGCGGTCAATGATAGGTTCGCCGATTGAGTTACTTTCCGCAATCACCGCATCCGGTTTGAACCGCTCGCAAATCGCCTGCAATCGCTGCGACTGCACGGAGTACTCTATCTGATTGAACCGATCCATAAATACCAACTCTTGCGTATTAACGTCTATCACACAGATAACGGTAAAGTCGTGGCTGCGCCCCCAGTCCACACCGATCACATACTGATGCCCTTTGCTGCGCTCTTGCGGCGTCGCGGTCGCGGCTTCGGCCACGCGGCGAAAGACGCCGCCAGCATCCTCAAGAAACTGCGCCAAGTACTCCTGAGCAAAGACGCGCTCCGGCAACTCTAACCGCGCCGCCTCAATCTCTGCCGGTTTAATATACGGATTGGCGCTCGTCGGCATCTGCCAACTCGCCCAGTCCGGTTGATGCTCGTCTTGCCCGCGCTGCCATAGTTGCCAGAAGAAGTTGCGACCGCGCGGCGTACTGTAAAAGTCGGCGGTGCCTTCATAGTCCGCCAGTGTCGGCCTGATTACTTCCTGCCACGCCTCGCCCAGCCGCGCTATCATCGCCGCCTCGTCTATCGCTATATGCGCGTATTTGCGCCCGCGCGCTGCGTTTGGCTCGTCCAGGCTCCACATATCAATCGAGCCGCCGCCGATAAGTTGCAACCGCTTTTCCTGCACGTTCGGCTTATCGAGAATAGGAAATACCGCCGCGATAGTTTCGCGCCAATAACTACTCAGCATTTTATACGTCGGCGCAAAGTAGGCGGTTGGCTTGCCGGACGCCGCGACGCGCAATAATCGGCGGCGTGATAAAACCGACTTGCCGTAGCGCCGACCACACGACCAAACGCTAAAACGCGCGGCCTCATTATCCGTCCGGCGCTGCGCGTCGTGCAATCGTTCTACCGCCACTTCAATCGTTGGCATTCTCTATCACTTCGCGGAGTACTATCGTTAATGGCGTGCCGTTAGCGCCGGTATGCTCTATTTTCTTCGGCTCCATTTCGTCGGCAATCTGCGAAACCGTTTCGCGCCACGCCTTTTCGTTCCACAATCGGCCTTTTTCGTCCGGCTCCCACTTAATCGCGTCCAGCGCATCGGCGTGTTCGCACATTCTGCGGATACGCTCTTCCTTGATTGCTAACCCTTGACTAAGCGCGCTTTCGCGGCGCTCTTTACGTAGCTTTTCAATCTCAATGCCGTTGCGCTTTCGGTATCCGCTAATCGCTTGGCGAGAAACTTCCGGCCACCGGCGCTCTTGGAACCAGACCCGAATGAGACGCCACGAATAATCAGCCGCCAGCCACTTCAAGAGGGTTTCGCGCTGCTCTTCGCTGAGTTTGTTCGCCGTCGTTTTTGCCATTATCGTCAATGCGTGTCAATGCGTCCGTGTCCACTTCCACCGTAATTTTAAGCGGCGTCTCTTGCAAGGCGATAAGCGCCACCGCGTTGCTGATTTCACTTTCCGGCACTTCAAAAGTTACGCGGCCTATTTT